TATGGATGGTCGTGGTGGGTATGTTTCTAACGTTACCGTACAGGATTGTGCTGGTGCAGGTATGCTTGCATATACTTTCAACCGTGTATTTTCTAACATTACAGTTATTGATTGTAACTACCTTAATTTTAATTCTGACCAAATTATCATTATAGGTGATTGTATTGTTAATGGGATTAGGGCTGCTGGGATTAAACCACAACCATCAAATGGTCTGGTTATCAGTGCACCAAACTCTACAATAAGTGGGTTGGTCGGTAATGTTCCTGCAGATAAAATTCTTGTTGGTAACGTACTTGACCCAGTATTAGGTCAGTCTAGAGTCATCGGGTTCAATAGTGATACTGCTGAGTTGGCTCTACGTATTAACAAGCTGTCAGCTACTCTGGATAGTGGTGCTTTACGTTCCCATCTGAACGGTTATGCTGGTTCTGGTTCAGCATGGACAGAAATTACCGCTATTGCGGGGTCCTTGCCTGATGCCGTGTCATTAAAAATAAACAGGGGCGATTATCGTGCTGTTGAGATACCGGTAGCGGTGACCGTCCTACCAGACAACGCTGTCAGGGATAACGGGGCTATATCACTGTATCTGGAAGGCGATAGCCTTAAGGCGTTAGTTAAGCGGGCCGATGGAAGCTATACAAGATTAACTTTGGCATAAATAGTAAAGGCCCCTAAAGGGGCCTTCTTTACATTACGCGGTACAAAGCGTACATAGTAAAAACACCGGCAGTAATAAGACCTGCTATGAAGCATTTTGCTCAAGTAGCGTACTTATTTCAGGTTCTCCATAATAAAGTCAAGTTGCGCATTAGCGGCGTCTCTTTGCTGTCGTATTTGGCTCTGATGGAGTATTGAGGTTGCTTGCTAAAAAAACCAGATGGAAGTTATGTAACATACTCACTTTAATTTTCATACATAACAAAAACCCCGCTTCGGCGGGGTTATTTTTATCATCAAAACGGAATGTCATCATCGAAGTCCATAGGAGGCTCATTGCCTCCTTGTGGGCTTTGTTGTTTTGGTTGCTGTTGTTGTCTCTGTGGTTGTTGGCCTGATTGCTGGCGTTGTTGCTTACCAGAATCATCTCGCTTACCACCAAGCATCTGCATAACTCCGCCAATCTGTGGAATGACAATCTCCGTTGTATATCGATCGACTCCGTTGCTGTCAGTCCATTTTCGAGTGCGCAGCTGGCCTTCGATATAAACCTGCGAGCCTTTGCGAAGGTATTCTCCTGCAACTTCCGCAAGTTTCCCGAAGATGACTACGCGATGCCATTCAGTTTGTTCCTTCTTTTCTCCTGTCTGCTTATCTTTCCACTGCTCAGATGTTGCAACGGAAAGGTTGGCAATTGCAGAGCCTGATGCTGAATATTTAACTTCAGGGTCGTTACCTAGAGTGCCGACAATAATTACCTTATTTACGCCGCGTGCCATTTATTAAAATCCTTCAATTGGGGTTGGTTTATGTTCGGTTTTGGCTTCTTCCTGCGGTTCTGGCTGTTGCGGTTGCGGTTTAGCCAGTTTGGCAGGGTTGAAATTATCCTGCGGAGTTATTACCACAGGAGATAATTGCTCATCATTGATGAAAGACTCAATGCGATCGTATTCTGCAGCCGAAGCAGCGAGAGACGGCCATATTGCGCGAATCTTATCTTTCAGGTTGTCAGGTATTGATTTTGCTTCTTCCTTCAAGCCTTCCATGCCTTTTGCGGCTGAAAGCTGAAGTCGTGAGCGCCATGATTCAAACTCTTCGTCAACTTTAACGCCAGAGTCCACCCATTTGATTAGTCCGCGACCGTGCGCCTCTCCAATATATCCATGCCGAACGCTTTCACGACCAGACTCAAAGAAGATTGGGCGTAGTTCTTCTGGTAATTTGGTGAACTCCTGAATCTTTCCTCCATCGTGCATCATCATGCTCACGGTCATTTCGAACATGAAATCTTTCTCGCACACTGGTTGCAAACCAAGTGATACAGGTTCCTTTGGATTTGCGAAGTCAGTTTTCTGGCGGGCGCGAAGGCAGACAATGATATGCATATTGCTTTGCAGCATGGCATTCATGAATTTCTTGTGTTCAGCTTTGGCACGTTTCCAGTCAGCCATCTTTTTTCCGTTAAGCAGTGGCTTTTCAGCAATCTCCGTGCAACTGCCTTCCCCTTCCCATTCGTGTGAGCCTGAATCAATAACGAGAACCTTAACGCCAGCAGCCTGAAATTCTTCAATTGCCTGACGGTAACGAGCAGGGCTGAATGGAGCATACATATCAGCGTGCAGGAATTTGCCATCAAGGATGTTTGAGTACAGGCGACCGCGACCGTTTTCAGTATCAAGGAATCCGATTTCTTCTGGTGAATCAACCATGCCTCGCGCCAGCTTAAGTGCGCTATATGTTTTTCCACTACCAGACTGACCTGAAATACCGATGACCACGCGAGAACCGGAACGCTCTGCTGGTTTAATATTTAGAATACCCATTTGCATCACCTCGTTAATTATAAATTAAACTGTTTCTTAAACCACTCAGGCGTTTCCATTTCTATGACAGGATTACCCATTGAATAACCCGGCCATGAATTGGCTTTTTTACACGCCTTGTAAATTTCCATAGCTCCGTGCAACTGAATTCGACCAATATGCAACTGCTCTTCAGTCAAACGAATCAAAGCAGGAATGAACGGCGCTTTCTTTTCCTGCACGAGAAGATTCACAGAGCGTGGAGCACAACCGTATGCCGCAACAAACATATCGTGTTGCATAGCCATTTTCATAAAGTAGCCAAGTCGCGCAGCATGACGGAAAAATTCATCAGGCTTGGCGCTAACCGCTGTTTTGTAGTCAATGATGTCACCACCTTTCGTAAGGCAGTCAAAGCGAACCTTTGCTTTTTCTCCGTTAAGTTCGCCGAGAATTGACACTTCAGAATAAGCACCAGCGAGAAGACTGCTGTAATAGCTGTTTGCGTGGATTACAGCACGCATTTGCTGAATGGCGTCATAATCACCACCTTCCAGCATTTGCTTTCCCTCCGCAGCTTTTTCAGCTTCTTCACGGATTACATCGTAAATTTTCACTGGTTCGCCAGTTGCCTGGATGATTTTAATCACCTCTGCTTTAGACTTTCCTGAAAGTCCTTTGATGCCTCGTTCTTTTGCCCATGAGTTCATATCTGAAGCCGTTACCAGCACAGTACGATTCCCATCCTTATCTTTTGGAAAATCTTCGACAACTGGCATGCGAGCATATTCAGCCTCGAATCTTTCAGGCTCAAGAAGAGCTGTATGGCTTCCTGTTCCGAATACAAGAGCCTTTGATTGCTCATCTTCTTCGTCTTTGTAGCGCCATGCTGCGGGACATCTGTCGTAAATGTTCCACAATCCAGAACCATTAATGTGCTCGGTGTCGGCATGGTAAGACTCATTGCTTAACTCATTATTAAAATAGGCTTTCATTTAATCACCACTGTATTCACGTAACGCTTCGACAATTTTCATTGCATCATCAAGCAATGAATAACCATCACTGACAACATAACCGCCATCATCAAGTTCGTTTAACTTAACAAGAAGATTGCGTAGCATTTCGCATTGCCAATCCGCATCAAAACCATCAGGAATCTCAATATCCATCTTCATCACCTCACTTGTCATTGTGTAATCGAATCTACATCAATCTACGTCATTCATCAAGTCCAAAATAGAAAAGTGTGGCTTTTTTTAGTTCATCAAGACCATAAGCGATGGCGGCATAATGACCAAGCCTGCACATCTCAGTTAACACAGATGATTGCTCTTTACTTACTCTGCTTTTGCTTTTATCGCGACGCTTTGCTTCAATCATCCCGCAACTGTGATTCGCACCCGGCGTCATTATCACGTTGTCGCCTATTCCAGTCTTAACACCCATCTTCTGGCGCTTCAGCACAAACTGCACCCTGCTTGATGTGCCAGTTTCGTTTGGCACATGAAACCACAGAACATCAGGGAAGCGGTGTTGCATCCATGTGCCGTAACCCATCTGGTCAGTCTCTTCTTTCGGGCATTCTCCACGATAACCGCTATCAAATACCCATATACCGCTATCAAGCTGCTTCACTTTGCTCTCCTGCAAAATCTTTCCTGTGGATTATGTCTCTACCTTTGTCATTAATGCGATGCGTGATGCGTTTTGGCGCTTTAATCAATCCCGCATACATCATGAATTGCTTGGCGTTCTGGCATTTCAGGATTTTCCCAGCCATTGATTTGTCATCAAGGTGAGGAAATACCGCCTTTGCCTTGAACATGTTTTTCATGTGAGTTGCGCCGCCATAAGGGTAGAAAACTTCGTTAGCCCATCCCTCTTTGCCATCACAACGATTAATCCAGTAGCGATACAAAATACCTTCTCCATCCTTCGTTAACTGGACTTTGAAATCCATAACATCAGCCCACTCATTATCGGTATACGCACGCTCATTCAGTGCCGCATTCGGGTCGCGCAAAACGTGATCGCAATGTCGGCAATAGCGCGCCGTAGGGTCGTTTTTAGTGCCGCAACCATCATCAAAAATACGAATCCCATGCTTATCGAAGCCGCAACGGATGTAACTGAAAAACTCTTCGCATCTACCATCTGGCGACAATGCATCTTTGCCAATGCAGCGTCGCGCATATGGGCTGTTCATTGTTCCGCACTTAGGACACGGAACTTGTTCGCCACTGCGTTTTGAACGTTGCGCTTCAGCTTCTTCCAGAATCGGGTCTTCATATAGCTGACCAAGCTCAAACATCGTTCCTGAGAAATCAAGAACCAGATGGTCTTCTTTATGATACCCGGCATCAATTTGCTCTTTCTTCAGCAGGCGCATTCCGCGACCAAGAAGCTGGACAAGGAGAGTTAGCGACATTATTTTTCGCAATATGACGCTTACATCCCATAATGGGATATTAACGCCAGTTGTAAGCGCGGCGATCTGGAATGTGTATTTTATTTTGCCAGTGTACGCATCCTTTAGGGCTTTGCGTCTTGCTTTTTGCCCCATATCTTCAGTAACAATCGCGTAGCTGCCTTCAGGAAGGTATTTAGCAGCCTCCAAGCAATGCTTCTTGCCTGCGCAGGTAATTAATACCCCATTTCTGTCTTTTGTAAGCTCCATCACTTTGAGCATGATTTTCTGTGTAAGAGTTCCTTGCTCAAGTATTTCCTCCTGCATCTGCTTGAGCTGCTCTGCGGTGAAGTCCTGCGTCCCGTCAACATCTGAGCCATGGAAGTTATGCAAGTCATATTTCAAATCATCAACATCATGAAGACCAAAGATTGTTGGTACAACAAAACCGCGATCTACCATGTACTTTGTATCAATGTTTATTATTTCATTTTTCCAGTACGCACCTTTCATTGATTCAGTACCACGGAATGGGCTACCGGTGAATCCAATTGTTATCATTTCATGCCCATATCTTGCCTTGCAGCGCCTGTTAAGTTCAGTAAGTATTACGCCATATTGTGTTGTTGGATTATCACTAATAATATCCTGCCATTGAGCTTGGTGGGACTCATCGATCAGGCAAAATCTTGGGGTAAAATCACTCAATCCACCTTTCTTGACGTCACCATTTGATTCATCTTTTTTATCAAAAAGTGCGTTCGCGATTGATCCTTCAGTACCGCATATAATAGGGTATGCTGTACTTTTCCTGCCAAGAGATGCGCTATAAAGAGAGTTTTTTACACCACACTCCCACATCATTTCAGCATTCTGCTCAGCTATCTCGCCCTGCCTTGAGATTACAAGACCCTCCCACCCCATGTCCTGAAATCTACTGCAAAGCATTGAAATCATCACGGTCTTTCCTGATGAAACAGACGCTGTTACATAGCTTGGTTCAGGTTTCTTGCCAAAATTACGAATAACCTCAGCGCACTTTGCATAAACAAGCCATTGGTAATCATACGGCTCTATGGAACCTAGTTTTATTGATTTCTTTAATTTGTCTATATCAATTTCTGAAATCATCTTGTCTATTTTATGCATAACTCACCCTAAATTAATAAACTCTTTATGGTTAGCCACCATGAATTCACGAATCACATTTTCTGCTGATTCTATGGCATCAAACAATCCAAGATGAACTCTCTTCTTGTTTATTGATGTCTGCGCTCGCCATTTGTTGCATCTTTTGTCGAAATGCACACCTTTTACACCAGATTTATTTGTTGATTTCTTTTTCATGTTGAACATGTTTTGTTGATGGCTAGAAATCCTAAGGTTGCAAATTCTATTGTCTGATTTATCACCATTTATATGGTCTATTTCATACCCATCAATATCTTCTCCATAAACATAAATCCATGCCAATCTATGCGCTGGGAGCAACTTTGCTCCAACCCTTATTCTTATGTATCCCTTTGAATTTTTATACCCAGCAATATCACCTGACTTAACATTCCTTGAGTTACCATTAACCCAAGTGAACACTCCAGTATCTTTGTTGTAATCAAGAACCTCCCTTAACATCTCCTGTGAAATGTGTGACTTTCTTTTTGCTCCTACATTTTTTAACCCTACATTTTCCTGAGCAACATTTTGCTTTTGCAGTTCCGATAAAATCATTTCCGCAAACCTCGCACTTCTTAACGGTGATAGCCATCTCTTACCCTCTATTGTAACGATTAATTGTTTCATTGCAAGTAACGATTGATTGTTTCATGTGAGTAAATTACAATGATTCTACATCATCGTCAACAGGAAGATTTTATGAAGTATGACTGGAAGGAAATAGAGCCTCTAATGAGAAATAACTGGCAGGCTGCCATCATGTCTATCGTCAATGTGGATAGCAGAGTTTTCAATGGCAAGCACCAGCCGTGCCCATCATGCCTTGGCAAAGACAGATATCGTTTTGATGATAACTTCAAAATAAAAGGCGACGGCGGAGCAATATGCAATCAGTGTGGTTCCGGCAGCGGAATCACCTGGCTAATGAAACTCTCCGGCATGAACTTCCCCGAAGCGCTGGAGGCTCTGGGAGGATTCCTGAATATGCACCCACGCGAAAAACTGGAGGCAATCAGGAAGGAGTTACCGAAGATAAATCATAATGACGACTTCATCACCGAGCAGGAAGTGGCTGCAATCATGTCTAAAACGACGCGTGTCGCGATGAATGAGTGGACATTGATAAATGGTATTGGTTGCGACATTAACGTCGTCAGAGGCAAATCTGGAGAGCTTATTGCGGTTGAGATGATGCGCGCTGACACAATGAAGCCGTGCAACGTGGCATTCATTGGCATGGATGGTGATTCATTCAGAGCGTTTTTCCGCGCAGGATACAACAAGGACTCAACCATCAACGGCAAACTCACTCGCGGCGCGATAAGTTCAATCGGAGAAGACAATGGAAAGTTCATTTACCTGGTATCTGATTATGCCGATGCGTGGAAGTGCCATTACTTCACTGGTGCTCATGTCTGGTGCTGCTGGTCACCGGAAAACATGTGGGAAGTGGTGCGTTCGGTTAGCGATGAAACGAAGGCGAGATTGCGCTGCATAGTTAATTATAAATTCGACGAACTGTGTGCCGCAGAAAATGCAGAACTTCCGGTGATGCTGCCTGATGATGCTGACACGATAAGGATGGCGAAGAGAATCAGGCGAAAAATTTATGATGCTGGGGAGTTGATAGAGAAAATGTCAGTTAGCAGATAAAAGAAACCCTCCATCTGGAGGGTTTTTGTTATTAGCATTTCATCTTGTCAATTTCATCGTCAATAATCTTTATTATCTCTCGCTTTGCATTCCTCCATGCATAAATGGCATCAAGCGAAGCTCTGTCTTTTGAATCACCGGTAGCTGTTGAATAAAGGATTATGTCTCCCATCTTACAAAATGTATCTATGTAAACAGCCCTAAAAAGACCATCGCCGCAGCTCCAGCACAAGCAATTATTTATTTTCTCGCAATCATTACCAATACTTAGAGTGTTAAACGTCTCAAGCCATCCACGGCGTTCACCAATGGAAATTGAGTAATCATAATCACCATATCCACAAGGAGATACTGAACACTCAAGAAGAAAAAGTCGATATTCATACAGCTTTAGAGCTATCGCCTTGTGAATAAGAAACTTGAGTTTTTTCTTGGCGCTCATCAAAACACACCCTCACTGCGTTTATGCTCAATTTCATCCCGTATACTAAGCCACAATTTCCTTGTGTTTTTTGCCGCATTGTCTTTTGTCTCACCGATTCCAGACGTGTGAATCTGATACTTTTTACCAGTATGATGTCCATCTATGCCAATCAAGACGCCTCTCCAACCATTACCATGCACGTCTTTGAAGCAAAAAATACCGCTAATAACTTCAATGCCTTCTTGAGAGTCTCCATATGGGAAAAACAGATCATGAAACCAATCACAATCAGCAGCTCACAATGTGAAATCAACTTTACCAGGACGAGTTTCTGTTGCATAACAGTTAACAACATTTTCATTAATCACTATATTCATCGCCAACCCCTCATTGCAGCCATATTCATGCCAATGCCATCAACAATTTGCGTGAATTTAACGCTCATTTTCGTTCCTTCAAATTTACTTGCGTCGTTAATCCAGTAACCGCAACCTACAGCATCAATTGCACGAGAGGCCATGAGTGATTGTATTACTGGAGTAACAAGAGTTTTTGCTCCATAGGAAAAATCTTCCCCATTAGACCTTGCTATTGCCTCAGCAAGAGCCTTGAGTGATTTTGTTTTAACAGCCCTCTGAACGAGAATAGACTGAGGCATCCTGTCATCCTTCGTTCTTCCAGAAAGGATATTCTCAATTCTATTTTTAATCTCATTCCATCTGGCCATTGTTCCGAGTTCTTCCTGGCTCTCGTTCACTTTTAGCATGCTCATAACATCTGTCAGGCTTTCGCAAACAAAACAGAATGACCACATCAGCATTTCTTCTGTAATTACACCTTTATTCCCAGCAGAAAGTGCAGTCGCAACTTTTTCAACCTGCTCGAATGAACGGGCAATTACCGCGCCAAGAGAAACATCATTTACCAGCTCCTCAAATCTGTCATCAAGTGATTCGGCCAGCGCCTGCACAGCATCGTTTTCGTATCTTGCAACCTGTGGTGATGATTTTTCCACTGCCTTCATTTTATCTATTAGAGACTGTGGTGTTTTATGGCCATATTTGCGTAATTTCCTTGCGCGACCGTCTTTCCCTTTAATGAAGATTGCTCGACCAATCAAGCCTGTCCCGATATTTTCTGAACAAATAATACTGGACAGCTTCTCTGGTGTTGAAAAGCACATCATTGAGAATATCGGGTCTTCGATACCCTGCTGAATTGGCCATAATATTTCACGCTCAAGCTGCTGCTCGCGCCTGCGGTATTCTGACTCTACAATCCCTTTATCCTTAACTTCAGCTTTCAGCTTCTTGAGTTCCTTCTCAAGCTGCTCTTTGGCGTTAACAGCATCAAGGTCTGAAAACTTCTTCAGCCTGTCGGAATAAACAGACAGAATTTCAGAACCAAGTTCAGCCATGTAAGCTGCGCCATTCTTCTGCGTCATTACACCAAACAATCCATGACATTCATCAATAATAAATGTCGCTACGCCATCATGATTTATCAGTGACCGACCGATATCTTTTGATGATGCAATACGACCAAAGACATGCATACCCTTTTCGATATCTCTCGCCATGATTTTGAAATGGCTTTGTGATCTGTCCTTTCCTCCTGCTGAATCTGCGATACAGATAGTAAGAAGATTACCCTTCATGCCGCTTGGAGTTTTAATCTTTCCCTTGCTGGCAATAATCAGCTCATGAAGAGCAGCAACAGCCCTTAGTCTTGGTTGTTCACGAACCTCGCCAGCGGCAATGTCATCAGCAATTTCACCGGCAAGTCCAGGTGGTTTTGTGATGTCGTACCATCTGTCTTTGTTTATGTCAGCAGTCAGGTCATAAATGGTTTTTATCGACATTATTTATATCCTTCAAATACAACGAGTATTCCATCATCTACTGTTTTTGTCCTTATTATCACCCCAAGGTAATTACACGTCCCCTTTAGGCGTGATGAGACAACTCTCCTGTACTTTTTCTGGCTTACAGGGTAAACAAAACCATCTCCAATATCCATTTTTGAAAACTGATTGCGAAGCTGTGCTGTCATTCCCTTTGTTGGATAGTTTGTTTTTTCTGAGTCGCAAAGTGAATCATATTGTTCTTTCTTTATTACTGGGAACATGTGGCCTCCTGTTGTAATTAATAAACTTATACCACAACCACTAGCGCGCCGCAACATTGATTTTGGCTTATACCGACGCACTGGTCGGGATAAAAAAGTATAAAAAAGTATAAAATTTGGATAAGGGTTTTTACTACTAAGTATATGTATTTATTAATATTATTATTGATATATACTACTATTTATCCGATTTACACCATTTTCTCACCCTCTTTTTTTCACTCAAAAATCTATCTCAAAAATCTATCTCAAAATTTTTATTTCTCTCTATTGGATTCTGGATAAAGGAAATTAGATAAAAGCGATCTAAGAAAATGATTATTAACGACTTTTTTGTGATAATTGCCAGGAATTGTCCGGATAAAAGTGATAAATGCACTCGTTAAAAATCAATGACTTACAAAATTAATAACTGTTAGTGATCACTAACATCGATGTTTATTTTATCCATTGTATTGACGTAGAATAGCAACTGATGTAGATTGAACTCATCTGAACAAACGAGGGTGAAGAGATGAAAATCAAAGACCGTGAAGAATTTGAAGATGCGCAGGCTATGGCACGCATTGCAGTTGATCGCACAAACAACAGCATTCCTGCCGAAGCGTTCTGGAACGCAGCAATGCAGGCATTAATCTCAGCGTATGGACTAAGCAAATGACAGGCGCAGCATTCGAGCTTATCGCCAGTCTGGTTATCGTGGCATTCATCATTATCGCAGTGGCAGTTTCCAAATCAGGGTATAAGGAGTAACAGAATGAGCAACTGGCATAACGAACACATCATGCAATGGTATCGTCGCCGCATTAAGGCAATCACCAACTCTTACGAGGTGCAATAAATGGCAAAGACTATCTATCGTCGCGAGAAGCTGGAATCGGAACTCGGACACGCTGGCGCGCAGAACTTCATGAGCAAGCATGCACGCAATGCAATGGAATCTATCCGCGTAAATCGCGTTGTGCGCGTGTTCAATGGAGAGGGTAAACGAAGAGTAATGGATGAGCTTATTATCGTATTTTGACATCGATTCAGCAGGCTTATTTTGAATGGTGATGATATGGCAAAAGTAAAAACATACGAGTTCTGGTTTGTACAGAACAAAATGTATGCTAGCAAAGCAATCAGGCAAGTTAGCTGGTGGAATAAGTGGCTAATCCTCTCTGGCTGCATTGTGATGGCAAAGTGCAAATTCAAAGCGATTGACATCACAGATGAGGATGCGCTCAAAATCGCAAAGATTGAGTTTGAAGAAGATGGTTATTATGAAGAAATTATGGGTGTCAGGGTATGAGTAAAGTTAAAACATACGCAGTAAACTGTAACGACGCGTGGCTCAACACAGATGGCGATGACATTTCTGACTCATATGTTAAGTATGCTGATTACGCAGCTCTTCAAGCTAAATGCGATGAGCTACTTAAAGAAATTAAAAACATGCAGGACCAAGCCCTTGATGATGGATGCCGAATTGCAGAGCTTGAAGAAGCCTTGCGAGATAAGCATGCACTAATTCCTGATGAGCATGACACCACCAACCAGCAATTCGAAAGCCTCGGCAATCACAAGCATCACTTCATCAACGGCACTTGCGTAGAGTGCCTGAAAAGTGAATAACTACCCGTTCATATTAATTATCAGTGCGCTCTATGTGGCGCACGCTTTAGTGGAGGCATATCAATGAATAATCACAAACGACGCCTATACACCATTGGCGCTAAAATCTTCCTTGCTGTTTATGTGCTTGCACTGGTAGTGGCTATCGCAGGAGTTGTGCATTATGTTTAATCAATTAGCTGAGTTTTATGAAGCATATTCCGACTGGATTGATGCTGGCGCACCAGAAGGTGAGCCATTTAGTCGTCGAAGCGGGCTTTGTGTTTCCTTAACATTGCATTTAAAGGACATTGGGTTAACACCAAAGGAAAGGGAGCAGGCAAGAAAGTTAATGCGATCGCAATTCATTAAAGCTGGACTTAATGGTGACTACCCGTTTAACAACCGAGAGCTACCATATTTAACAGAAAGCGCAAGAGGAATGATTCACACTAACAAGAATCGCATAGCATGGGTTAAAAATGAGTGGCAGCATTATGTTTAACGACATTAGCGACGCAATGCAAAACATGTGGGAACGCTACTGGAACAGCATGAAGACATGTCACTACATGATGGTACAGATAGGTAATTACATTGAGGTTGTTCCAGATAACGGCGTGCATGACATTAAGTGCATGTGCTCAACGAGGGATTATGCTAATGCAAACCACTAAGCAGAAGGTTTGGGAGGCAGCAAAAAACGAGGGGGTTGATAGGTTTATATCAATGATTGCGAAGCACTTCCCCGGCGCAATAGATGTTGTTCACATTAAATCACCACACCGCGACGTATGGTGCAAAGCAAAATAAACTATTTACATGATACCGTATAAAGGGTATCATAATTTCACGAGGTGCAAAAATGATTTGTCAAACATGTGGTAAGGAACTTCTTCCTGGATGCCGTAAGGATAAGAAGTATTGCTCTCCTTATTGCAAGTTAAAAGCCACGAGGAGGAGAAATGCTGGCAGAAAACAGAGAGCTCAAGTGGGATGATGTATTTGATTATAGCGATGTGGTGCTGTCGTGGAAGATTAAGCCTTGCAAGAACATGAAAAAATCATCTCCAGCTGGAACAATGAGAAACGATGGTTACTTGCAAGTCAGATTCATGAACAAGATACATTTGATTCATAGGATTGTATGGGAAATGTTTAACGGCGAGATACCTGATGGTATGCAAATAGACCACATCAACCACGACAGGAGTGACAACAGAATTCAAAACTTAAGGATGGTTACTAAAATATCAAACGGTAGAAATTTGACCAAGAAAATAAATAACACTAGTGGTGTCACTGGCGTGTCATGGTACAAAAGCCGGAAAAAGTGGAGGGTGCAAATAATGGTTGATAGAAAAAACATACACATTGGGTATTTTAGTGATTTTGAATCAGCTGTTGCTGCAAGAATTTCTGCTAATGAAAGGTATGGGTTCCACAAAAACCATGGAATGAATTGTTGAGTCAATTCCCTGATGCCATTGAAATCGTTCACGTTCAGACTAGCAATGAAAATGCATGGTGCTATGCTGGCAAGCGTGATAATCATGGTGTACAATAAGCACATAACCACCTTGCTTAACTCATATCATCACCCAACATTTAACCCGCCTTGTGCGGGTTCTTTTTTGCCATTAACGTCATGGTGTAGAATCTGTTACAATATCGAATAGCGGAAAAAAAGCGGAATATTGATAGGTTTTATCTATGGCTAAAAAGCTATTCAGTAAAGAAAATCAACCACAAAACAAGCGCGGGAAAGATAAGCGCAAGTTGCTTGTTGAGGCTCTTGAGCGGAAGGGATTTAGTGAGGAAAAGCTCTATGACACCATCGTTGAGATGGCGATGATTGAACGTGACACTGCAATGATGAAGGAGCTTATCGTTCGATTCAGTCCATTACCTAAACCTGTCGCACCTGTCTTTGAAGTGGACTTCCCTGATGATGGAACTCCTGTCCAGAAGATTGATGCCGTCATCCGTGGCATAGCCGCTGGCGTCATACCTGTGGATATTGGCAAGACATTTGCTGAAGTTATCAGGACTGGTCTTGACATTGCTGAAGTTACCGAACTCGCCGCGCGACTTGAGCGTCTGGAGAAATTACTGGAGCAGCAGAATGGATGATGAAGCAAATAACTATAAATCAAAATGTGACGAGGTGCTATTACCACGCAACAGCAGTAATCGCGGCGTTACATTTGATAAAGCAATGACGGATGACGAAGTGATGGCTGTTTTACAGGAGCTGATTAATGGCTCGTAAACGCCTATCCGCACTGGCAATCGAAAAGCTGGAAGCGCAGATTGATGATGCGATGACTGATGTCGCAGAGTCAGCCATCTTTGGCATCTGCGACATGCAGAAGAACGTCATTAAGCGGTTAAGGATGACTGCCACTGGCGTTGATGATGTGACCAATGCAACCACTCATGCCGACCACCTGATTCCGGCAAAGCTGGAACGCCTGCTTTATCCGAAGCCGTGGAAGGTTGTCTACGGCGGTCGTGGGTCGGCAAAGACTCGCACGGTGTCGACAATCCTCACTGAGTCGGCAAGATTCAAATCCGAACGTATCGGGTGCTTCCGCGAGATTCAGCAATCAATTGAAGACTCCAGCTATCAGGAACTGGTGGACGAGATTGATCGCAAAGGAGAATCCAAAGAGTATCGTTGCATTGATGGCAAGATTACCCACAAGAAGACTAAATCAAAGTTCCGTTTCCGCGGCCTTTATCGAAACGTGACTGGCGTTAAGGGTTTTGCTGGTATCACGAAGGCATGGATTGAGGAGGCTGAAAACGTCAGTCAGGCATCGTGGGATATTCTTGAGCCTACCGTTCGTAACCCCGGCGCTGAAATATGGGTGACATTCAACCCCAACAAAGAAACCGACGCTACATGGACGAGATGGGTTGCCCCATGGCATGACAAGATGGTCAACGGAATTTACGAGGATGATGAAATACTCATCATTGAGTGTAACTGGACCGATAATCCATGGATGACCGAAGAATTAATTCGCTCAAAAGATAAGATGAAGCGCGTAGACTTCGACCGCTACATGTGGATTTGGGAAGGTAAATTTAACAAGCGCAGCGACGAGCAGGTCTTCGGCGGCAAATGGCGCGTTGATAGCTTTGAGGTTAAACCTGAATGGCATGGTCCATACTTCGGGATGGACTTCGGATTCAGTACGGACCCTACCGCGATGGTTGAGGTTTACATTGAAGAATTACCAGGTGGACGGCGCAACATTTATATTAATCGCGAGTACGGCAAGGTTGGGCTTGAGATTACTGACACACCAGCCGCGATGGAACAATCATTCCCGATGGCTAAGCGAGCACGATGGTATGCCGACTGTGCTAGACCTGAAACCATCAGCCACATCAAGCGCTCTGGCTTTGATATTCATCCATGCACGAAATGGCCAGGGAGCGTTGAGGATGGCGTAACGTGGCTGCGTGGCTGTGACAGTATCATCATTCATGAACGATGCAAGGAGATGCAGAATGAAGCTGCAATGTACAGCTACAAGGTCGATAAGCTGACAGGGAATGTGCTGACTGATATTGTTGATGCATACAACCATTACTGGGATGCGGTTCGCTACGCCCTCAATGACCACATCGTTCAGCGCGGTAGCGGGATGTTAATCCGTCGCAGGAGGTAAAAATAAAGCCCTCGTTTGCGGGCTTAAAGCTCATCTCTCAATCTGGATATATCACTCACAGCTGCGTACATGTTTGATTTAATGCGTTCAGACTTTTCATCTCTGCATCTCTCTTTTATTATCGAAATGGCAATATTGAAAGCCTCAATCTTTGCCTCCCTTATCGCTTGATTCCTTGGTTTCACTCTTGCCTTCGGCATTTCACGAAGGCATCTCGGCATGTAATTAGTAGGCATTTGATGGGTAGTAACCTTCTTTGATGCCAAGCATCTTTGCGATTGTTGGGCCAACTTTCTGGGCAGTAACGATGCCAAATTTAACGTAATCAGCACCATAAGTTTCGGTAATGTACGCTTCACATTCTTTTTTAGTCTCAAACATTTCTCTTGTTCCTTAATCTCTTTTCGATAAAATGATTCTACATCACCATCATTTCTACGTCAACATTTATTATTAATGTTGATAAATCCGCATCACCACACTTGACCAATCTACACCGAGCGCATAGTATAATCTACATCAGGCTACCGGAGATATCACTATGCGCAGCTATGCAGGATTCACGCAGGAGGAAAAAGAGCAGGTTTATTCACTAGCACGTGCTGGTGTACCTGATGAGGTGATTTGCCGTCGGTATGACATCGACGAGGATTTCCTGCTGCGCGTTCTGGATGACGTTTTCGTTAACCTGCAAGAGAAGCGCGGGTACAAAGGTATCTGCTGCAAGAATGATTTTTTGAGAGGGTGAGTGATGACCACAATTGCATGGGACGGGATTACTATTGCGCATGATAGCCAGGCCACTGCTGGAAGCCTTGTTATGGCTAACCAACAGAAATCTTTTGTGCTGGATGCCAGCGACGCATTTTTCATTTGCGGTGAGCTGGCAGTATTGATTGTTGGTAGTGGTACGGCAGGTGATGAGCGATACGCAAAGCAGTTTATGCGGCTGGCAGTGAATGACATCATGGAGATGCCAGAAGAGTTAAGTTTTACGCAATGGGTATTTACAGCCAAAGGAAACTGCTTCGCCATTCAGAAGATGCCCGATAATAAATATCCGGCAGTTTATCCGGTGACGCCTCCGCTTGCCGCTGGTTGCGGTCGCGATTTTGCCATGACCGCAATGTACCTTGGTCAGACCGCAGAACAGGCGGTTATCACCGCATCAGCACTGGATGCGTTTACTGACTCTAATGTTAAAACATATCAATTTAAGCATGGTGAGGGGATGAAATGATTATTGAAGGCGAAACCAAAACTCCAATGTGCGCAATAGCGGTTGATTTCAATTCTGACCCGATGATTACTCAGGGTCATGACACTATTATTATTGACAAACACCAAGCCGCGCAGCTTATCGAAGTCCTGCAACGCTGGCTAAATGGTGAGGAGATTGAGTGATGAGCGTTTATTTTTACTGCGGACACATCGAGCGACAAGGAAGCGTGGCGAGCGTCGGTAGTTTCTGCGGATTATCAATGGGTCCTGATGCAGTTAGTGCATATGAGGATGCTATGAGGGCGCAGGTTAAAGAAATTCAGCCAATCACTGAAAGCGGTGCTTTTAATCTTTCTGTCATTTTTGATAAATTCGAAAAGGTGGAGTGATGACAAGAAAAGAGGTTCACGAATATTCTATTGCAGCAAGAAAGCGAGTCGAAGATGTATGGATGAATCATGGGTTACGCAGCAAAAGAGCAAAATTATACGCAAAATGCCGCCAAGTGATAAGTGGTGACAGGATTGAGTGTTACGCGTTTAATCAGTGGATGAAGTCTGGTGTCGTAAGCGAGGTGTGATGATGGCGGTTATGATTTTTGGTCTTATCGTTATGGTGTTCATTGCTTATATGCTTCTTAGAAATAACGCAGTTGCTGACGCAAGAATTGGGTTTATAAAGTTCTTCTATGAAGAAGACCCTGATGGATATGCCTCCGGCAAGAGATTCCATGAGGCGCTGCCAAGCTACGATGAGATGCTTTGGAAATTCTGGGTGTGGCCCCTGTCAAAATTCTATCCGGCCTACAGAAACCGAAATCGCAACAAGTGACCATGCTATAATCCCATCCAACGTGATGGGATTTTTTATTGGTGACATATGTCCAAAATTGATGCATTAAACGCCTATATACGCGACCGCGTGGCGAACAATAACCGGGCGATTCAGCAGCAGCGGCTTTGTGCTGGCGGGAAGAATCTGGACCAGAAGCATGACAGACTCTGGACGGAATGCGGATACCCGCAGGAAATCACAGCCGAGATGTTCCGCTATGCCTACGAGCGACATCCAGCCGCCGCCGCTGGCATTAACCGCATTATTAATAAATGTTGGCAGAAATACCCTGAAGTGGTAGAAGACGGCGAGGATGACAAGAACTCAACGCCGTGGGAGTTGTCCATCAACGACATGATGAAGCGCGCCTATCCGTTCATCAAGGAGGCTGACAAGCGCAACGCAATCAACAGATACTCCGCCGTTATCCTGCAAATCCGCGATGGTAAGCAGTGGAGCGAGCCGGTAGACATCACCAAAACCCGCCGCATCAAAGATAAATCCATTGTTCGCTTTATCCCTGTATGGGAAGAGCAACTCCGCGTCAGTGCGTGGAATAACGACGAAAGCAGCGAAGACTACGGTATGCCTGAGATGTACGAGTATCAGGAAAGCGCCGTGGAAGATTTTAGCGACGGCAAGCCTGAACGTTCCGTGCAGATTCACCCTGACCGCATTGTTATTCTGGCTGAGGGTAGTTTTGACGGCAGTATGTTCAGTGGAATCCCGATGCTGCGTGCTGGCTACAACAGCCTTATCGACATGGCAAAGGTTTCCGGCAGCTCCGCAGAAGGATTCCTGAAGAATGCCAGCCGTCAACTGGCGGTTAACTACACGAAGGATAACGTAACGCCAGCAAGCCTTGCACAGTCGATGAGTGTCGATGTTGAAGAACTCACCGACATCATGAATGAGAACATTGAGGCGCTGAACTCCGGAATTGACGCCGCCATGTTCACAATGGGGGCGGATGCTAAGGTTCTTGCCGTAACGCCCGCCGACCCGAAGCCAACATGGGAGGTAGCTGCCAACCAGTTCGCTGCATCAATGGCGCTTCCATTCACTGTCATTTTCGGGCAGCAGACCGGACGCCTTGCTAGCGACGAAGACAAGATGCAGGAGGCAATGACCGCCAAACAGCGCCGTGAAACGTGGGTTGATTACGTTATCTCTATGTTCGTTGAGCGTATGATTCAGTTCGGCATCGTCGATAAGGCCCCGGCAAATGGCTACAAGGTTAAGTGGGATGACCTGCTGGCACCATCAGAACTGGATAAGGCAGATTTGCTGACTAAACTCGCCACCGCCAATAAATCGTTCTTTGATGCTGGTCAATCTGCGTTGCTGACCGTCGATGAGGCTCGCGGTATGGTTGGTATGGAGCCGATTGAACTTGACGAAAGCTATCGCGAAGACACTCCACCGGAAGACGAAAATGAAGATACTCCGGTTTAATGCTAGACTTCCACAGCCGCGCATATCGCAAAGCCTGACTGACCCGTTAGGCGCTGCGGCTCGCCTGTCAAAGATGGATAAGGTGATAACGCGCAAATACAAGCAGCTCAGGACTCGTGCGCTTGAGTTGTTTCGCACCATTCCGAATGGTCAAACTAACGCAGAATCAAGCGGCCTGTATTTCTACGATTTCAGCAGCGCACGTGCTGCTACGTTCATGGATGAGTTGCAGGCGCTGGTTGACGAGATTCTGCTTGAGGGTGATGACTTCGGTCACGGCAGGATGTGGGCTAACGTGTTCATTGGCGATGCTTATCAGGCCGGCACGCAGAAGGCCAACTCAGAACTATCAAGCCTTTCTCCGGTTTATGCTGAACAGCGACCGATTTCTGCGATACTTTACAGTGAGCCTTACCTAAATAGGCTGCAATTAGCCTATACGCAAGGATACTCAGACTGGCGCGGATTGAGTGATTATTCCCGGCAGCAACTGGCATCCGTCATCATGGAAGGCATTGCCCGTGGCGCCAATCCTCGCGACGTTGAAGCTGACATCGTCAAGCGCGTGGATGTGTCTCACAGCTACGCGAAACAGATAGCGCAAACCGAAATCACCGGAACGCTCAGGCAGGCTAACAGGAGGGAAGTCATTGAGGCGCGCGAGGAATTAGGAATTGAAACGGTGATGCTGTGGCAATCGGCATTATTGCCTGGTCGAACTAGATTTACTCACGCGGCGAGGCATGGACGGTTTTTTACGCCAGAAGAAATTGACACGTTCTATAGCGAGAATGGAAACAGATATAATTGCCACTGCGCCCAAATTCCAACACTGTTAATGGATGGAAAACCAGTCATCCTTGAATCGTCGCAGGAAAGGCTTGATAAGCAGCGGGAGGCATGGCAATCAGCAAACAAAAAGCCCTCTAAGTGAGGGCTTTGTTTTATTTTATCAGCATGCACAGAACAAATATTATTATCGCATAGCACAATATCTCTACGATGCTGAATATTGTTTTAATCATCCAGTTTTACGCCGGGAATCTTACCTGCCGCGATGGCGTTATAGACTGAATTCAACGCCAAATCCAAGCTCAGGGATTTAGTAGTATGTATTGTTGCTATCTTAATCATTTCCTCAATAGCAGCATCGCGCTTACGTTCCGCTTCGGTGCGGAGTGGGCGGAACTTGAGTCGGGAATCATCACCATAGTTTTCTATGGCAACCTCAACAAGGTCATCGCCTCTTTCTTTGTTTATTTCACGTACAACAGTAACCCACTCCGAGGCATAAACCACCTTTACTGGTTGCCATTGCTTTATGTTTTTATCCTGCCACTCACATTCACACCCTACTGGCGGCAGACCTTCGCCGTTCCATGCTGGCTTTTGTGATGCTGAGAGTGCGGATTCATACGAATCGCGACGTATCATGTGATAATCAACATCTGTGCCTGTATCAATAAGATTGCGCGCAATGACTCCAATACAGTAACTTAGTTCGCCGTATGCATCAGGGAAGCGAAAATCCACCAAAATTTTCCCGACACCAAAATAACTCACTCTTGCGTATTCCGCACCCTCAGGCCACCCACCAAGCTTGGGCAATTCTTGAACTAACAGGTCGATAAGTTTCATTTTGTTTCTCCTAACGCCTTATTAACCGCCGCACGCGCATTATCCAGAGCGCGACGCTTGCTTGATGTTGTCCAGACCTTGCCGGATTGGTCATCGTAGATTTCCAGTAACTTCTGGAGTGCCGATAGCATAGCCTTGTTATTGTCGTGGCAATAACCAACAGAAAAGCCATGCCATAACTTATCCTTTTCGCTATCTGTCATATCGTCGAATCCAACCGAATCAAACCACTCGCTAAATAATTGGTACACTTCGCGTTGCGTCATCACCAACCTCACTTAATATATTCAATAATTTCGCATTCACGCATCTGCACCAGACCAAATGGTGCGATCACCTTGCCGCACTGACGGATTTTGATTTGCTCAAGTCCGAACACTCCGCAGCGTCCGTTTTCTTTAAATTTGACCATTACCATGATTTATTCCTCACTCATCGTTTGATGTAGATACTATGCACCACCACTCAATCTACGTCAATAGTCATTGTGATAGAATTAATCATTATTTGAACAGGAGGCAGAATGAAACTATCGCAACGCGGCGTGGAGACGCTTGGAATCACCGATGCCGTGGATATATCGCCTTACATCACCACTGAGACAACGCAGAATCAGTTCGACGCGCTGACAAGCCTCGCCACCGACATCGGTATTGAAACTTTCCTCAAATCAACACTGCTGAAGAAACACAATCTCCGCTGCTTCTCATGTGCTGTTGCGCATTTCATCGTGTGGGGCGAGAAGACTGGCGACAAAGCAAAACGCAAAGCTGAAAAAGAGGTTTACTGGTATGGCTATTAGCAAAAACATGAAGGCGTTTCTGGATATGCTGGCGTACAGCGAGGGTACGGACAATGGCAGGCAGAAGACCAATAATCATGGCTACGATGTGATTGTTGGTGGCTCGCTGTTTACTGACTATTCCGACCACCCACGCAAGTTGGTTAGCCTGCCAAAGCTGGGCATTAAATCCACCGCCGCAGGGCGCTATCAGGTGCTGGCTAAGTTTTATGATGCATACAAAAAGCAATTGCGTTTACCGGACTTCTCCCACGCATCGCAGGATGCTATTGCAATGCAGTTAATCCGTGAATGCAAAGCCACCGTAGACATTGAGACTGGTCGCATTGCTGATGCTATCCATAAATGCCGCTCCCGTTGGGCTTCATTGCCGGGCGCTGGTTATGGTCAGCATGAGCAGAAACTTGATAAGCTGATTCAGGTATATAAAGAGGCTGGCGGAGCTGTGGTATGAAAAAGCTAAGCAACTGGCTGCTCGGCGCGTGGATTTCGTTCTGCTCACTATTGCAGCTATGGCCAGATGCAATGATGCATGTATGGGTGATGATGCCTGATGATCTGAAAGCGGCGCTACCGCCAATTGTGGTCAAAGGGGTGAGCTACTCAATCATGCTTGTCGGCATCCTCGGCAAGATGCACGGCATGAGGAAGGAAAACCGGAGGCTGCGCAATGACGTCGATTCTCGCTAAATACTGGCGACCACTGGCAATTATTATAATTGTTGCTGCTGGCGCATTGTTGGTAGCCAATAAAGTATCCAGCTATGGTGAGCAACAATATGCCGCTGGATACGCAAAAGCGGTTGCAGAACAAAAGGCCGCAGACGAACAAGAGGAGCAACGACGCAATGCAGAACTGCAAAAGATTCAGGCAGACGCACAGCAAAGGATTGATGCTGCGCGTAATGATGCTGTCAATGCTGCCGCTAAGTCTGGCAGGTTGCAGCAACAACTCGCAAATATCCGCAAGCAGCTCGTCGGATATTCCACCACTGAGTCCATTGGCAATCCAGCCGCAGAAACCGGAGTTTTGCTTGCCCAGCTGCTCTCGGAATCTGTCGAAAGAAATCGACAGATGGCAGATTACGCTGACAGGGCAAGAGAGGCAGGATTAGCATGTGAGGCGCAATATAATTCGCTGCGTAATAAAAAAGCCCCGTAAGGGGCTTGTGTTTCAACAACCTTCGTATTCGTCCACACTCTCATCCATATCTTTGCGCGATTTGACTGGGTCGGTGAACTCTTGCAATGCCATTTTATATCTCCTCATACAGTGGTTTTGTTTTATACCCAAACATAACTGCGTTTTCGTGCTCTACGCTACCAGAAAAAACCAGATAGCGTTTGCCTCGGTTATTAGTGACGATGTAGGCGACTGGCTCGCGCGATAATCGTTTATGAGTTGGTGGCTCAGATGGCATCGCAACCTCACCAAAAATAAAAGTATTTATCGAGTCAACCACGCCACCATATTTAAATGTCATCTTGTTCCTCCACAATACGAACCAGTGAACACTCAAGATTCGGTGCATTGTAATTACCAGCCAAAAACAGTACGCTACCAGTGCTAATCAGCACCTGTTTCGCGTTTGCCTGTGACAGATTCTGCACGATGAATTGCGCTGTTTCTGTGCCGATTTTCAGCACTGCGCTGCCGTCGCTATTCAGTGATACCAGCTGTGCGGACGTGTCAGCAATGTTGGTAAAGTTCGCGTTTCGTTGCGCGATGGTGATATCGCAGAATGACATTTTTATGCTCCTGTGTTGAAGTGAATTTTGCCGTTTTCGCCATGTGTTGCCGGTTCGATTGTCACTGTGATTGTAGGCTCTCCAAAAGAAGGGATGTTGAACTGGAAGTCAATTACGCCAGCAACCATGCGTCCGTCCTGATCGACAATCATACTTCTGCCATTAACTTGCTCAACATGGAGATACACTGGCTCGTCATATTTAGGTAGCGACATTATTTAATCTCTCCATTCAGCTCATTAACAATTAACGTTGCATAGCCAGCAATATCTTTCCAGCTGTCATCATAGGTCGGGTCGCCATTCAGAATGCGCCCAATCTTGTGCTGAATCATGTCGAGCGCCTCGCGTTGACTTGGTGTGAGATTGTGCCAGCCATCAACTTCGCGCATCACACCTTTCAACTCCTGCATAATTTCAGCGCCGTCCTTGAATTTGCCGTATCGGCTACCGCGTTCGGTGATGAGGGCTTCTGTTGGGGATGTAAACCACATTTCCGCGCCAACCTCCGTAACATTCACTGGCTCACGATGGGCGATAACAATATCGCCAGCCTTTTCGATATCCTTCTCTCGCCCCGCATAATCCGCGCTGAGGTAGTATATTTTGCCACTGGTTGCTGATTTCACAACAAGAACAGCATCTTCATGACCATTAAAATAATCAGCACTCCCCTTCAGGTATTTGTATTTCATCTCACCACCTCAAATTTAATTTTCACCACCTCATCAGTTGATGCACCATTCTCAACAACCCATTTATAGGCATCAAACCGGTCTTCAAAGACAATCATTCTTGACGGGGTGTCATCACCATCCCCATTAACATAAGAGACCGGTGCACCTCTGTCGTTTATTACTGTCCATCTTTCCATCACTCGCCTCTCAATGTAACCTTGTTGCTTTCGTCAACATTAAAATTAGCCCGAATCAAATCATACATATCTTCCTTTGGCATATCAGCCAGCGCCACATAGCAACGGGCAAAGTAGCGAACATCACGGAGTGTCAGCGGCTGCCGCTTCTCCACAATGCTGGTGATAATGTCCATCGGCTCTCGTCGTGGTCTTGGCATGTTTACTACTCCTTCTTGAAAATTATTGTTGACCAATCTACATCATTTAGTCAATACTTATTGACGTAGATTGTACCACAACGGAAAAGGTGATGTGGAAATGCGATACAAAGAAATAGCAGCGAGATACCAGAAAGAGGTTCGCGAGGTTATGGAAATCCTTAACGTTCGCGAAGATACCATTAAGTATGTGGAAACCGCCATGTGTTCACTGGCGCTTGAAGCGGAGGTTGCTGGTCGTAAAAAGGCTGACGAACTTATATCTGCGGTGGTTTATAGTTCAACCAGTAACGGTTGAAGACGAAGGTTATCTGTGCGTTGAGCACGTTATTATTAAATTCTACGGGAGAAATTATAAATGGCGCATGACGAACTGTACGAACAATCGTTAATCCAGCGATTGGATGAAGTTGAACGCACTCGCGAATGGCTGGAATGCGAGCTGCGAGAGGTGCGTAACCGACTGCAACGTAAGCGTAGTCAGCAGAAAGATGTTATCGACTGGTCTGGCGATGCACCTAAATTTAACAATCTTGGGGAATGGTTAAAATGAGAAAGTTCAGCACGTTGGTTGATTTAATTTTTGCTGACATAAGTGAGGATAACGCCAGAAGCAAGAAGTCAAGAAATCAGCGGCAGGATATTACCTTTCGCACGCTGCTTAAACAATCGATGCGCAGCAAAAAGGAATGGAGATACAGGCGCGACAGAGTTTTGATAAGACTGTGCAAGTTAAACATGAATAAGATACTTAAGGATATGACAAAATGAGCGCACCACATATGCCAATGATGAATGATGATGGATTGCTTGAGTGCCCATTCTGCAACAGTAATGATGCATACAGTGATAAGAATACCGACGGCCATTACGTTGCTTGCTCGCAGTGTGGGTGTGGTACTGATGAGTGGCCTCATCAAGCATCAGCAGTGAAGTCATGGAATACCCGCAACGGACACCTCTACACCGCCGACGACTTCAATCAGGCAGCAGAGGAACGAGATCATGGACTATAAATCACAAATCATGCGCGTGATTGTCAATCATCCTGGTGCAACTCGTGCATATATTGAGAAGCATTGCGGCGGAAAGCATTCAAGCACCACAACGCATCGTCTGCATGAGATGCTCGCGCTTGGCTTCATTCGCCGCGAGAAGTCAGTGATTCGTGGTGGCAAGTGGCAGTATAAATACTTCATCTCTGAGGATGCGGAAGGTATTGATGATGCGATTAAGTGCCATTTGCTTGATAACGCTGGCGCAGAGGTGAAAGAAATTAGTTCATCCACTGGCATTGATTATCGCATCGTGAAAAGCCGCATTCGCATCATGTTTCATAACGGTGATGTGACGCGAAGCTATGACCACCACAAGAAGCTATGGCGTTACTCATGGCGTGAGCATGATGTTAACGTCAGCAGCCTGTTTAATTCACTTCTTCGCAACGTAAGAGGTCAGCATGGGGAAAACCAAACGCAAGAAGCAAGAGTATGAAACGCTGCCACCATGCGAAATGTCAGGAATGCCGCAGCATGAGGATGTGATTCTCACCGAAGCTGAGTGGCGCAAATCCGCAAGGAAATGCCTATTGGCAAGTTCATGTCTTACGTTCACCGCGCAAAACAGGAGGCCGGGTTATGAGCGAACCAAAATTTCCAGAATTGCCAGTGGAGGTTCAGGTTGCATTGATTAATGCAGCAAGTGCAATGGCGACAAAGAAGATTGAGGCAATAGGCAGTGATTACAACAGGAACATAGACTGGTTTCAGAGGGAGTATCAAAAAATCTGCGACGCACTCTACAAAGAAAACAGGGGTAGACCATGATTCCATTGCTTTGGGTATTATCAGCCTACGCATTCTGCCGCGTGCTTAATGCTGATGATATGTATCAGGTTGTCTGTTATGGCGCACTGTTCTGCCTATCAGGTGCTGCGCTCGCATTTATGGATGATGTGATTTCAGACTAACTCCGTATATCTTTTGTTCATCATGGGCTGCTATCATTTAATCAGGAGGTAGCCCATGAATATTATCCCTATCACTTACTTTCTCACGCTATACGCACTCACTTACTCGCCATTATTTGCACTGGCTACCGCCTCATGGTGCTATATCTCCCTGTGTTATAATTCGACCACAAACTAACCGTGGAGCTACGCGATGAATAGACTGCAAGTTAACGTGCTCACCACTATCAATTCCGCGAGCAATATCAGTGAGCAGGTGATTGATGGCGACTTGCACTACGTTATAAAAAATGTCACCCCTCTATGCGACGACATAGTGATGAACGGCGGACTGTACCCGGCGGAAGAGATACGCAATAGTTATCATGGCCTGAATGGAAACCCGGCCCCATACAACCACCCAATGGTTGATGGCTCTTTCGTTTCGGCACACAATATTCGGGCGGTAAACCAGTATCATGTTGGCGCATGGATAGAGAATGCCTCTCATGATGGTGGCAAGGTACTTGTTGACCTGAAGGTGAATAAAGTCATTGCCGAACGCTCGGAGAAAGGTCAGGAGTTGCTTGGTCGAATTGAAGCGCTAATGAACTCCGCAGAAGGCGCTGAACCAATCCACGTATCAACTGGCTTATTGCTCAACCGCGAGGCTGCGGAAGGCACAAGCAAAGGCAAAAAATACTCATGGATTGCGCGCAACATGGAGTGGGACCATCTCGCCATCCTGCCACCTGGAGTACCGGGAGCCGGAACGCCAGAAGATGGTGTTGGCATCTTTGCTACCAACGGCGAGCAAATTGAACGAATCACCGTAAACCTTGAGGATTCAACTGTGCCGGACGAAAGTGCTAATAAGATTAATTATAAATCGTGGCTGCACAAGGCCATTAACTACATCACCAATAAATCAGACCTGTCGTTTGAGAACATCAGCGAGCAGATTAGCCAGATTCTGAAAGCCGAAGTCGGTGAAGGTGTATGGCCTTATATTGTGGCTGTGTACGACGACCGCGTCGGATTTGAAATCAAAGGCCAGATTTTCCAGCAGTTCTACATCGTTGAAGATGATGTGGTAAAATTGGTCGGTGAGCGGGTCAAGGCTGTTTATAAGACTGAACTTGAGCCGGTAAAATCAACTGAAGGGGAAATCTCAATGACGAACGAGGAATTACAGGCGGTACTCGCTGAAGCCCTCAAGCCGGTTCAGGAATCGTTGACAGCTGTCAACCAGAAGCTGACCGACATCGAAGCTGAAAACGTTAAACTGAAAGAGCAATTGCAGGCGAACACCGAGCAGGAAGAAACCGCGATGCGTGCTGCTATCATCGCTGAACTGAAGCTGCCGGAGTCCGCTGTGAATGCGCTGAAAGGCGAAGCACTGCGTGAAACCTATGCGCTGACCAGCAAGCCTGCCGCGCTTAAAGGTGGCTTCCAGCCGAACCACGCTGATGACGATTTTGATATGGAGGCACCTGAATAATGGCTACTATCCGTTATGGCACCATCATTGGTGGCCCAGCTCGCAAGAACGACCCGCAGATTCGTGAAGGCATCATGAAGGTCGAGTTGAAGCCGGGAGCACTGGTTGACTTCGACACTACTGATGACAAAATCATCGCGCACGCTACCGCTGGCGGTCAGGGTTTCCCTTACGTGCTTCAGCACAACTACATCGGTGGTGGTGATGTCTCTGAAGCAGTTCCGGCTAATGCCACTGGCATGGCTGTGCAATGCGAATTTGGTGTCACCTATCATGCGCTGGTTGCTGCATCTTCCGCGCTGAAGAAAGGTACTCCGCTGGCAAGTAATGGTACTGGTGCGCTGAAAGTTGCTGGCAATGGGGACAACATCCTGTTCTATTCTTATGAAACTTACACCGTTGCCTCTGATGGCGCTGAACTGGTTGCAGTTCGTCGCGCTGGCAATGCTTCCATGCCTACTGGAGGTTAATAATGGAAAAGATTATTTTTACCAAAGACCTGGTAGCCAACTCCGCAGTAGTGGCTGACCAGTGGAAACATCTCACCATCGACCGCAAAGTGTTCTGCAATGCGGAAGCTGAGCTGGCGAAAACTTACGGTGTGAACGCTACTGCACTGGTAACGAAAGATTACTGGCGCGATGTGGACAACGTTACCACCCGCGTTTTCCGCAACGAAGCTGGTCAGGACATGATGGCTGACCTGATGGGTATCGCGGCAAACATCAACATTGGTAAGACCGTGGCAATCAGCCGCATTGCTTCCGATGCTGGTAAGGTCGTCCGCACCCTGTCTGGTCAGGAGCCGGAAGATTTGGATAAAACTCGCTACGATTACACTGGCGATGTGATTCCAATCTTCAAGACTGGCTACAGCCGCGAATGGCGCGAACTGCTGGGCATGCAGTCCGAAGGTTTTGATCCACTGCTGGACGATCAGGCTAACGTCACCTTCAACCTGCGTTCCGATATGGCTCAGTACCTGCTGACCGGCGACCAGACTCTGAACGTGAACGGCGTTTACACTGGCTATGGTATCACCAACCACCCGAACACTATTCAGGTTGACCTGAATGTTTCCGGCGGTCTGAATATCGACCTGCAAACCGCAACGCCAGACCAAATTGTGAAATTCTTTAATCAGGATTTCCAGGCTATTCTGGATGCGCAGAACGTATTTGAGCAGGTGACTCTGTGGGTTTCCCCGGCGGTACGTCGCAGCTTCATGCGCCCGTATTCTGATGCGGCTGGCTTCAAAGGCGGCACAGTTGAGCAGTACATCACGCAGTTCGGCAATGGTCGTATTGGAAAGATTGGCACCAACTTCCTGCTGACCGGCAACCATTTTGTTGGCTATGTTCGCAACGACATGTACATCCGTCCGCGTGTTGCTCAACCTGTTTCCACCTATGCGGCGGCCCGTGACAACCCGCATGATAACTTTAACTTTATGGTGTGGTCTGCTTTCGGCCTACAGGTTCGCCGCGATTTCTCTGGCAAATCCAAAGTATTCAACGGCTACGGTACGCAAACTCCGCTGTAATAAAAAGGGGCTTCGGCCCCTTTGTGAATTTGAGGTGAATAATGGCTAAGTACGAAGTGATCGCACGCGGAATCTTTGTTAAGGAGAAAGGCAAGATTCGTGAGTTGCAGCTTGGCGAGGTTATCACGGAACCTGCTGGGCATCTGATGTCAAAGCTACGCGTTATGCCGGAGCTGCCAAAGACGTTTGAGGTTGCCACGCCCGCAAAAGAAGGTGACAGCAAACAAAAACGCCGTCGTCGCACAGGTAGCGAAGATGAATAAATAAAGCCCCATGACGGGGCTTTTGATTGCTACAGACGCATCGGCATAACAACAATCTTCGCAGTTTCGCCAGATGGAGCACTAAGGCAGCAAACTGCGGCATTTGTATTTCCATTCAGTTCAATTTTGACACCACAGAATTTTGGATTAAACAGCTTCGCAACTTTCTCAATATCCACAAGGTAGCCAGCATTGAAGCCAATTTCCTCTGCTGCTTTCGTTTCTTTTGGTATCACGCGATCAATATCAGGGAATCGACCATCAATCTCTTCGCAGGTACCAGCACCAACCATCAAGCCAGCTTCATCATGATACGTTGCAATTTTCGACTTGGTATCAATTATGGCGTACTCATAGCGCTTTGTCGATGACTTGCCAATCTTGATGATCACGTTTTCCGTCAACTTATTGTCATGGCTGCCGCCAATAAATGCACGATGACCGTCAGTTGATGCAATGCGACCATCAGGCATAAAGCAGATTCCATTCAGGTAATATCGCACATCGTTGCGCGCCTGAAAGATTAATGCTGATTCAAGTAATAATTTGCTGATTTTTAGTTTCATCACTTCACCTTAATCATATGCTGTTTTGCAACCTTCAGGCACTCTTCAAAAATGCCTCCCTTCTTTGCGATCTGATTGCGCTTGTAATACTGAATTGCCGCGTCAATTGCCATCTGGTCAATGTCAGGCAGCTTGGCGCGAAGTTGTTTTTCGATGAATTGCTCTGGTGTCATAGATAGTTATCCTTCAGTTCGGCAATCATGTCATCTATGCATCTATCTGATTCAACATAATCACCGCCGGCATTCTCAATGCATGAAATAATGTCTTTAATACTAAGGTCAGATATAAGCATGAATTCAATAATGCAATACATGGCAACCCTGAAATCATCATCTGAATTGCATTGAGAAAGAATATCTTTGATGGCGAGTGTTGCTTCTTGTGGTTTCATCACATCTTCTCCAGAATTGCCATAACCTCGTAAATATCGGCAACAGGAATCTGGATAAACTCCTCATCCTCTGCCACTACATGACCAGCAGGGAGAATCACATGGTCTGCTGGCTTCAATAACTCAATCAGGCGGTCTACTGGCTTAATCTTTTTCGACTTCAGCACTTTCGCAGTGACCTTATCCTTGCCTTGCGCCTTCGCTTCTTCTACTGCCTCGTCGATAACTTTAATTGCATCGTCACCATGCTCGCGCGTTACCGCCACGGCGTTTGCGTAGCTGATTTGCCCGGCACTGATGCGCGCTTTCACTTCCGCTGGAACATCACCCAGCGACAGGTGCATTTGCACGTCAGATACTGAGCGGCCTACCTTCTTGGCAATTTCTTCATTCGTCCAGCCAAAACCTTTCAGTCGCGTGTAAGCCTTTGCACGTTCAAACGGGTCAAGCTGTTTCCCCTGACTTGATGACACCATGAAGGCGATTTTATCTGCTTCGTCTCCTGTAAAATCCTTACACTCAATGCGAACGATTGGTGCGCCACGCTCAATGGCGCGCAACGCGCCGAGATAGCGATGCTGACCATCAAGAATGCGGATGCCCTTCTCGTCCGGAATAACTGTTAATGCTGGCAATGGCTGACCTGATTCCCAGCACTGCGCGAAATACTCCACATGCTGCTCATCTGCCTCACGGATATTGTATCCAGGCTCCAGATAGATTTGCTCAACTGGCACGAGATATGTTTTGTTAACAGCGATGCCGTTTCGCGTTTCTTTGTCTGAATAGATTTTGCTGAGTGTTTTCATATCATTCACCACTTTCTTCCAATAATTGCTCGTAATATGCAATGTACTCATTAGCCAGATAGTACAGGCGCTCAGCAGACTTGCGTTCTGCATTGCTTAATTCATCAATAGACTCAATATTGCCAATTGCATCAACACAATCATTGAAGTCTTGCTCCGTGTTACGGAATCTACAGTAGGACATGTTTGCCATAATTACTCCTCATCACCCTGAAAAATGCCACCAAACTCTTCAACCAGCTCATCAATACATTCGTCCGCCTCAGCGCAATTTCCAGCCGCACTCAGCAGAATATCAACAGCCTCATCATCAGGAATGTTGATTGCCGAGAAGAATTCAACAATGCACATTTTTACAACCTGATATTCACCTTCAGTTTGGCAGGATGCGAAACTGCAAGCGACAGCGTCAATCAGCTTGGCCTTATCATCGCTTGGATTATCAATATCAAACATTCCATCACCTCTAACATTTATTGTTGTTTCTACGTCATCACTATAACGACACCATCAGTCTACGTCAACAGGAATATGCTAAAATCATGCTAATCAAACAACAGGAGATTTAAACATGGGTTCAACCAATTCGCCGTCTCGTTCACGCGCCACTGGCAATACCAAAACTGGCGGCAAAACTGGCGCAGTGAAGCCAAACGGCTCCACCCGTTCACCATCACGCGGTAAGAAATAATGTTCTGCGCAGACGTTGCCATCATGATCATGTATGTGTTGGGTTTTGCCTGCACAGGCATGGTTGCGTTTCTGGTGTTCATTCCGGCAATGGCGATGTCTGTGTATCTTGGATGGGTGCTTGCTGATTCATTTCCCGCCGAATATCTGTATTACCTTGCGCAGTCTATGATCTGGTTGTTTCCGGCTATTGCGCTGCGCAAAAGTACAAAGATGGCGCTCTGCGTGCTGACGATGAGCCTTTACGAATGGCTGGTGGCGATAGAGTCATTCGTATGGGAATTTATCACGCCTGTGGAAACGCCGCTTCATGCGCAGTACGCATTTATTATTATCGGCATCCATCTGTTCATCCTTTCCATCACTTTCAAATGGGGCGGCGAAATTGGACATTATTCTTGGCGTGGTTGCCATCGTTTTTTCGCTGATTCAAATCTATAAGTGCTGGAAACATATCATCAGCGAGACTCGTAATGAACGAAACACTAAGGCAGGCCGCAGAGCAAGTTATAAGCGGGACGACGGGACAGGTGATTGATAAGGCTGGGTATGCTTCTATTGGCACTGGCATTGGCCTGAAAGTTGCAGAACAAACACCTGTCACGCAGTCTTATTTTGAGGCTATGATTCCACACAGCCTGACGGAGTGGGCGGCAGTAGCGTCAATCCTCGGCGCTCTGTCTCTGGTAATAAAGAATCTGTTTGAAATGTGGTGGAAAGTCCGGGAGTCAAAGAGAAATGACAGCACCAACACCTGAAGAACTGGTCAGTCAGATGGCATCTCGCGGGATGACTATTACCACAACAGATGCATCTGGCATTCTGTGTCTTGTGGCGTCAATCAGTGAATGCCTTGAATTGAACTATCCAAACGATGAATGCCGGCAAAATGCGATCATGCTGTGGGCTTCCATCCTGATTAGCGCAAATACCGCCGGGCGCTACGTCACCAGTCAGAGCGCGCCATCTGGTGCATCGCAATCATTCGCTTACGGCAGCAAACCGTGGGTGGCACTGTACAATCAGATGAAACTACTGGACACAGCAGGATGCACTGGAGATTTGGTGGAAGACCCTGACGGAAGCGGTAAGCCGTGGTTTGCGGTTGTGCGTGGGAGTAAGTGCAAATGACTTCGCTGGCTAACTGGAGCTATACGCAACCATGCACCATCTGGCACAAAAGCGGCACTGACAAGTACGGAAAGCCAACTTTTGACGCGCCAGTGAGCATCATGTGCGATTATGGCTTTAACGATGATGTATCGACCGATGCGAAAGGCAATGAGATTGTGCAGAAAAATACATTCTGGACAGAATACACTGACGCCAATGTTGGTGATTACATCATGATTGGCACGGTGACAGAAGTTGACCCACTGGCAGCTGGCGCAAACCAGATTCTGAATGTGATTAATTATGGCAATACGTTCAATCGAGCTGAGCCACCTGATTTTGCACTGGTGACATAATGCCAGCGAAATTAAGAGGCGTCCGCCAAGCAGTAGAAAGAACATCGCAGATTGTGGATGAGATAATCGCAACGAAAGCTGTGCGTGCAATCAAGTCAGCAACATACATCATCCGCACCGAATCAGCCACGTTGACGCCAATTGATACATCAACGCTGATTAACAGTCAGTTTGACACGGTGGAAGTTAACGGAACGCGAATCACCGGTAAGGTTGGTTACTCTGCAAAATATGCGCTGTACGTCCACAACGCCAGCGGCAAACTTGCAGGTAAACCACGCAGCAACGGCAATGGCACGTACTGGTCGCCGGGCGCTGAACCGCAATTCCTGACCAAAGCGGCGCAACGCACAAAAGACCTGGTTGATAGTGTGATTAAGAAGGAGATGAAACTGTGAATATGCTTGAACTGGTTGATGCATACCTTCAGGATGCAGGATTGTATGATGGCTGGACTTCGCAGTTGCAGTTCTGGAATGACACCGGAGATGGCAACGAGCAATTTATTGTTCTGCAATCCAACGGTGGCACGCAGGTTATGGAAGGCCTTGGAGGTGACTTCTATTTTTCGCTGTATGTTGTTGGCAAGCAAGGCCAGTACAATGTTGCTGATGTTGACGCTAAAGCCAATGAGATTATCGAATACATCAAAACCCATCCGATTGATTCATGCGTTAACTACATCCAGTTGCAGGCGCCACTTGGAAGGCCGATGTTAACGGAAGAGAAGCGGCCTGTGCATGAGTTGCTTTTGCGTGTTGTGAAATAAATAAAGCCGCACTTGGCGGCCTTATTGCTGGTTTAAGCATTGCCAGCGTGCTTTCTTAACATCCAGCCCCGTAACCCATACATACCCCTACATATGATTGCGATAATGCTGAATGTTAAGTGCTGTGGCGTTTCGCGATTAACTGAAACTGGCATAACAATGGATGCAAACCTATCCAAATAATCAAGATGGCATTACCACAACGGAAAGAGCACTGCGCGGCACATTTCACCAAATCCGCGAGGTCTACGGGTTCAATGCTCTTACCTGTTGTGTGCCGGTTACGCGTCCGGCGTCTCTCGACCGCTAATTGTAATTGAAGGATCGGCTATAATTAAATGAAATCAGGGAACCAACCTCTGTTAAATCCAAATCTACACCACAAAATAATCACTGTCAACACCTGTGATATAATCATCACGTTAGCAGCTAACACAATTCGGAGATCGAAATGGCTATTTGTGCAAATGATAAGGGCGTTCTGGTCGGTCGCATGACCCGACTGTTCCTTGCTGAGGGGTGCGGTGACGCAGTTCCGGAGGCTGGAGACTGGAAGTATTTAGGTTCAACCACCAGTAAAGGAGTGGACTATTCTCCGCAGACCACCACGTCGGAAGCAGATACTGCTGGCGGCTTTGTTTCCACTCTCGTTACCAGCTCTGATATGACCATCAGCGCAGAGGTGGAAATCCGCAAAAATGACCCAAGCGATGAGTTTGGCTTCCATCGTCTGGTTGAGATTTACGCCACTGAACTGAAAGCGCGTCGCCAGCCTTCTTTGTGGGTGCGTCAGGTAACTGGTGCAACTATCGTTACCGCATACTGCAACATCACCAGCATCAGCTACGAAGGCGGCACAAACGATATCGTAACCGGCAGCCTTGAGTTCAAGGTTTATGATTCTGACAGCGTTACCGTAGAAAGCCTTGAGCCTCTAAAATTTACTACCGACTTATCGCCAACTGGCAGCACTGGTAGCCCGTTAACTGTTGCTGTTGAAGGAGGCGTCTCTCCTTACACCTACGTGTGGCGCAAAGATGGCGTAGTTGTTGGTAGTGAGTCTGGCGCAACGCTGGCAAGACCGACAGCTGGTGTGTACGCCGTAACTGTGACCGACTCATCTACTGACCCGGAAATTATTATCAGCACGGCTTGCACCGTATCCTGATAAAGAAAAAGCCCCGAAAGGGGCTTTGTTTTACTCTTGTGGCGGCTCTGGTGGATTAGCCCAATGGGTAGCTGGAATGCCGTGACAGCGGTCTAATTCACTAACAAAAATCTTACTGCCAATGTTGTCGACAACTTTACATACCGCAGTTCTAACGACACCACGGAATGCTATAAGAACCATTTGGCCTTCTTCAGGCATCCTATCACTACACTTAATCCACTGACTCATATCACCTTATCCTCATCAAAAATCACACCAATAACGCGAAGCAAGTCTTTCGCCATCTGCTCTGCTTCTTCGTAGTCATAACCTGCATCGACATACAGTTCAGTGTAGAAAATCAGGTCAGCTTTTGTTTGTTCGTTCATTTTTTATTGTCACTCTTAACTAATGCCCAAACAAGCGCACCAACCCAGCCAATAAAACTCCATCCAACGAGAATATTCAGTACGCAGATTGCAGTCGTGTTTACGTGCTTGCGTTGCAGCGCCACAAAAGATGGCAGAAGGTACACAAATATCACCAAACCAACAAAAAACAATAAAATAACAACGTCCATAGTTAACCTCAACTGTTAATAACTTGTTTATATTACATGCCATTCTTTTCGCACAAAGCAACAGCCACATCACGCAATTGCTCTTTGGTCATATCCTTGCGTGCATAAACCATTTCTACGATAGCAAGCCCGATTATTTCTGCTGATTCGTTGTTTTTTGCAGAACCCTTAACTACCACTTCCGCAAGATTCTTGCTGATACCGTTGTCGCGAACATCGGCAGTGTTCATGGCTATTTCTCCGATGTTCTTGCAAACCTCAGATGTCGCGCCTGCCGCAAAGGAAGCAGACAACAGTGCAGACGCAATCAACATTTTAATTTTCATAACTCACCTCATTCATATCTCGTTTCGATGATTTGAATCTACATCACCACCTAGCAGGTGTCAACACCACTGAGATGATATAATCAACATCAGTCAAATTCAGGATGCAAAACATGAGCAATCGCACGCCACTAACAGAAATCGGGGAGATGCGCATCTCGCTTTCTGACAGGAGTTTTTTCTTTAAGCCATCATTCCGCGCCATGAATGAAATCGGCACACCAAAGGAAATCGTCGAGGTGTACGCCAGACTCAATGGCATTGATTATGTTGCGCCGTTGCAGCACGTCGAATACCTGCCATTTGGTGCGCAGATGCAGGTTATGAAGACCATCAGCAAGCCCGTGTATGGTCGCCACGTGCTGAGTGCGGCCTATATCGTCATGCAGTCATGCTGTGAGGATGATGTTTCTGTGTTGATTGGTGGCTGGAAGCCAACAACGCGCGGCGTGCGATATGTTCCAGGCATCATGCCAGTGAGCGACATTATTATTATTGCGCGCAACCTGATGCAGCATGGCATCATTGGCAAGTCGCCACTAAAAGTGCCTGAGCGTCTGGAAGAGCAAGGCAAGAAAACCACAAACGAGTTTCATGCATCGCAATACATCATCTCAGCGCGCACGCATTTCGACATGACGCGTGATGAGGCCGAAAACCTGTCTATGACAGAGTTTCAGATGATGATTAAAAATAAATATCCAGAGCCGAAAGGGTTAACGAAAGAAGAGCGCGCGGCAGAGTACGATCAGGCGAAAGCAGACCGCGAGCGCATGAAGGCACTGGCTGAACGCAAAGCGAAAAAAGCGAGGAACACATAATGGCTGAAGAAGTCGGCGGAATTGTCTATGAAGTCGGGATGGATGTTAAAGGCCTGAAAGCTGGCGCGACAACAGCCAATAAGACTTTAGATGACCTTGAATCATCAACCAACAAAACCACAAGCGCGCTTGGCAAGCTGGATAAAAACGCCAGAAATGCTGGCAGCGGAATGAAGAATGCTGGCGGCGCAGCTTCAGGGCTAAAAACCAGCATGTCGATGTTGGCTGGTGCAATCTCGGTCTCATTAATTATCGGATGGGGCAAGGCATTCCTTGATATAGCCGATAACATGACGCAATTGCAGGCAAGGATAAAAAGATTAACTGGTGATGCAGAGATCGCAAAGGAAACATTCAATTCATTAACAAATATTGCCTCAACCACTGGCGCAAGCCTTAGCGACACCACGAAGCTGTGGGAAACATTGACGTCATCACTGAAAGAGGCTGGCGCGACAAATGCGCAGGTTCTGAACCTTACCGATACCCTGCAAAAAATAGGTCGAATCGGTGGGTCGTCAACCGAAGAAATGGCTAACGCACTGCGCCAGTTCGGTCAGTCAATCGCATCTGGCACAATACGTGCGGAAGAGTTCAACTCCATCCTTGAGCAGATGCCTGAGCTTGCACGCCAGATTGCGGCTGGGCTTGGTATTTCAATGGGTGAACTTCGCGCCAGAATGCTAGACGGAAAACTGACGGCAGAAGATGCGCTGAATGCCATTCAGGACAGGACAAGCGTCGTCAATGCTGAATTCGCAAAACTACCGCGCTCTATATCTCAGGCGACTGGTAGTCTTGAAACATCATTTGCAAAAATGATAGCAAGCATAAACGACGCAACAGGAGCTAGCTCTACCTTTGTTTCAGTTATTGACTCTATTACATCAGCAATCAACAGACTAACTGGTCAAACCGTAAGTGCGGCAGAGGTTATTTCTGATTTGACGTCAACTGCCGAGATGTTCAGTCGCAGGGCGAGAACTTGGTCATGGGTTGGCATTGACGGATGGGCGGCACAAAATCAGGCGATAGCGGCGGTAGCAAATCAGGCTGCAACTTTGGTATCAGACATGGATGCTGTCACCAAATCGACAGGAGAGGCGGCAAAGGCGCAGGCTCATTTGACAGTACCAAAAGCAGCAGAGAAAGAGAAAAAGAAAAAAGCAACAGGGAAAAGTGCAGAAGAAAGACAAGCTGAGTCAGTGGCTGAAAAGCTGGAGAAATTGCGCCAGCAAACCATGCTCAATGCCACATCTACCAGCGAACTATCCCGCGAGCAAGCCATCCTCAACGCGCAGCAATCACTTGGCAAGGCCGCCACTCAGGAGCAAATAAAACTTGCTGGCGAGTACGCTGCGAAGATCTGGGACCAGAAGAATGCACTGAAGGAACAGGCGGCAGCGGAGAAGGAAAAGCAGCGAGTAGAACAATCATATCAGGGATTGCGTGCCATTGCGTCACCAACGACTGGCATTGATAGCGAATACCAGCAACGCATGGCTGACCTTGACGCCTACGCCGCAGCATATCCACAAAAAATCACGGAGATTGAGCAGACTCGCGCAGCAATTGAGGCTCAATACCGCCAGCAGCGAATGGACGCCATGTGGGCTGAGTGGCAGCAACAAAGCCTCGGCGCGCAACTGTTCGGCACCGCTCTTGATTCGGCAATGAGCACGGCATCAAACAGCATAACCGGATTATTGACAGGCACAATGAGCGTTCAGGATGCCATGCGCAGTCTCGGCTCTACGGTGCTCAACTCTCTGGTAAATAGTTTCGTCGAAATGGGTGTGCAGTGGGTTAAATCTGCTGTTATGGGGCAGACTGCGCAGGTTGCGGCAACAGCAACCACAACGGCGGCGCAAACGGCAGGGCTGGCAACCACAACAGCAGCATCCACTGCGGCAGCAGCAACCACTACGGCGGCATGGACTCCTGCGGCAATCGTAGCATCAATCGGTTCATTCGGCGGTGCAGCTGCAATTGGTGTAGGTGCTGTTCTCGGGGCGCTGGCGATGGGCATTGCTGGCAAGCGTAAAAATGGTGGCCCTGTTAGTGCCGGAAGTATGTACGAAGTGGGCGAAAATGGCTTGCCTGAAATATTCCAGGCGTCCAACGGTCGCCAGTATATGATTCCCGGTAACGATGGCTCAGTTATCAGCAATAAAGACCTGACAGGCGGTGGAAGTGGCTTGATTATAAATAATAATGTTTATAATAGTTCAAGCGGAGCAACAGCAACTACCAGCGCCAGAGATAACGGTGACGGCAGCGTGACAATTGAGACGATTGTGAGTGATATTTCTGAAAATGGTCCGATAGGGCAAGCCATCTCAAGAAACTACAACACCAACAGACGAGCAACGGAATAAGAAAAGCCCCGAAAGGGGCTTTGTTATTATACCTCCCAGCAACTAATTTCTTCCTTTACTGCTTTGTCATAGTCTTCTTGCGAATCACCTTCAAGCACGAGATCACAGTTTCTGTACGCATATGCAGCATCAAATGCATCTTTTTCGTTGAGGCCATTATTAATAAATGCAGTAATCAGTTTATGGTAATCCATGATTAAATCCCTCATATTTTGTTGGCAAACTTAGTATCCATTTAAAATACGAACGCTTCAAATCCGAATCCTTATCGTGACGATAAATAACTCTAATGGTCTCCGTGCTAAAATACATCAACAAAGCAAAGAGGATTTCACATGATAGTTAAATACCCTGACTGGCTACCACTAGCACAGCGTGCCAGTAAAAACCTGACACAGCAAACCCCGTTCCGCAGCGACCAGCCTGCGGTTGGAGCGCCGATTTTCCAGAAGCTCACAACTGACATTGCGGCAACATGGAGCCTGACGTGGGTTTTTACGCTGGCAGAAGAGCGCGCGTTCATCCAGTGGTTGCGTAGCCCGAGTTACCTCAACAAAGCAAACAACTGGTTCACCATGGCGATTGACCTCGGAGGCAGCGGATTGCAGGAGCAGACGCTGCACTTCACCGAGTATCCTGTACAGACCAGTATTGATGGCGGCGTGGTTACGTGGACTGGCAATGTTATTGCTAAAAAACTCAATAACACGATGGATGAGTTTGATGATGTTCTGGTTGAACTGGATTACAGATGGTTCGGATGGCTTGATGAAGTTATTAACCGTGACCTTCCGGAGTACCAATAATGCCATCATTACGCGATTACAAAGCAAAGCGCCCTAACTGGGCGTTATTCGACACGATAACGTTTTATCATTCATCATTTGGATACGTGAGGCTTGTGGCTAACGTTCTGGATGAAATGGTGCTTGGCGGCGAAACTTACCTACCAGTACGCATGGACATTACGCAGTCTCAGCAGTCGAATACACCAGCCATTAACGCAACCGTCAAGTTTGCACGTCTGGCTAATGACTTCAAGCAATACCTGAAACTGTGGACTGGTTCCGGTCGCATTGAGCCAATCAGCGCACTGTATCAGCGTTTTGAAGAAACTGACACCAATACACCATTAAAACCATATCGCTTGTATGTCAGCGATGTGGCTATGGATGGATCTGACGTTACTGTCACTCTATCAATCAAAAACCCAATCAAAGGAAATGTGGCAAAACTTTATGACATCGCTCAATTTCCCGGGCTGCGCAATGTCTGATGAAGAATTTGCGCAGTTGATGTTTGGCAAACCATACAAAGACAGATGCTGCCATGTTGATGCTGTGGATTGCTGGGGTCTGGTGGTGCTTTATTACCGCCTGTGCCGTGGCATCAATATTCATCATGACGACAGCTACGATAATGGCGGCGCTTTTGTTACCTGCTTCGATAGCGAAGTCACATTCTGGAAGGATACGCAGTCACCAGCAACAGGCGATGTTGTCGTGGCATATCGTGGCAACGTTCCTGTGCACATCGCCATGATATGGGGTCGTGATAGAATACTTCATGCGCGAGAGAAAACTGCAGTCAGATTTGACCGGCTGCGAACACTCGAAAAAATATCAACAAAATTAAGGTTTCTCACCTATGCCAGTAATTCATGTTCAGAAGATGCCAGGCACACCGAAAGAAACGGGGATTGTGCCAGCTGGCACTAACCTGTGGAAGTGGCTGAATAAATCAAACCTACCAGCCAGCATTTCAGTTGCGGTAAATGGCAGAGTGCTTGATGAAGATGATGAGCTTTCATTCTGTCTGCGCGATGGCGACGTGGTCAACGTTTATTGCCAGCCGTCCGGCGCAATTGGCGACCTTATCGGTGCGATACTGAAACCAGTAACGAAGATTTTCTCATTCCTTACGCCGAAAGTATCCACACCAAAAACTGATACCAGCTCAAAAACATCACCGAATACCAGCCTAAAGGCGCAAACCAACATTGCGCGCAACGGCGAGGCGCGTCCTGATAACTTCGGGCAGATTCGCGCATTCCCTGATTTGCTTCAGGAATCATTATTTGAATACATCAACAATATTAAATATGTCACAGAGTTCATGAATTTTGGCCTCGGTAAATATGATGTATCATCCGTGCGTTATTCTGAGTCAAACCTCGGTTCACTGGCTGGCGCTAGCTATACAATTTATCAGCCGGGAGAAGTTATTCCTGTTGTGTATGAACCTTACGCATTTGATGATGTTGACGGTCAGGAACTGTACGGGCCAAACGAACTTAACACCAACCCTCCGCCAGTGGTCATTGAAACTGCAACAACAACCACGGTAACGGAAATGGAATACGTCAATGGACAATTCCTTGCGAAGATACCAAAAAACGATGATTTTGATTATTTCGTTGATCTGACATTGCCGCATGATGTTACATTTGGCATTAACGTATCATTCCCTACAGTAGGTGGAGTTACTGTCACCAGAGATATAACATTGTCTGGAAGGTTAATTTCAGCTACAGAAACTGACGACGGAGGTATACCACCGGAGAACTACTGGTACACATTTATAATTACCAATATAGATTACTCTGGCAATCAACTTGTATCATCACTGGATGGAGTAACCATTAACAATAATTACTTTACTATTTCTGACAATCAAGCCATTGTTTCCGGTCCATATTTTTCGCCAATTGAAGGTGATCAGTTGTGGGTGCATCTTCAGCACCAGACCAATGACGGCAACGATTTCAGTGTGCTCATTGAGTGGTGGAAGATTGACGATGATAACGTTCAGATACCAGGTACATATCAGTCGATGAGCTATTACAAGGACGTAGACCGGAATGACACATTCTACTACACGATAAAATTAACCCCATCAGCTGGCACTGGTCGCTACGCGATTCAGATGCGACGGACAAACAACAGCTCCGACACATCAATCATCCAGCTTGAGGAGATTCATTCAATCGTTACGCGCACCAACGTTTCGTACCCAGATGACACCGTGGTTAAGGTCGTCGTGCGAGCAACAGAGAACGCCACAGGGAGTCGTGACAGGAAATATAATGCACTTATTACGCGTCATACAATCGGTTACGACCGCGACACTGGCAAGGTGCGCTACACGATTGCACCATCCCGTAGCTTTGCTGATGCTGTTTTGCATAACTGGCTAATTACCGCTGGCAATCCAGAAAACACGATAGACATCGTGAAGTTGTATGAAATTGCCGATAGCCTGCCTGATGAGAGATTGGGTTATTTCGATTGCACGTTTGATGATGAGGATAAGTCAATCGGCGAGCGCTTGCAGACCATCTGCGATGCGGCGCGTGTTACTGCATTCTGGGATGATGGAGTGATGAGCTTCTCGCGTGATGAAAAGAGAGAATATCCGGCAACTGTATTTAATACCAGAAACACGCAGAGTGACGGTTACAAGCTGAGTTATGATATCAGTCTTCCAGGCACTTATGATGGCGTTAACGTCGAATATCGCGACCCAACAACGAATAAGCAGGCCAACGTTTACTATCGCATTACAGATAATGGAATTGTCGAAGGCGAGCCAACAAAAGCAAAGAAATTCGACATGCTTTATATTCGCAATCGTTATCAGGCTGTTGACCGCGCAATTCTTGAGTGTCGTCGCCTGATTTACTCCCGTCGCAGCATGGAGATTAAGGCTCTGGCGGATGGCGAATGGGTCAACGTAGGCGACATGATTCAGGTTGTCGATATGTATGATGATGTGCAACAGACTGGCGTTATTGAAGCGCGCAACGGAAACGTATTCACAACAAGCGAGCAACTAACGGCTGATGATAATCTTTATGTTGTGATTACCAGTTCTGATGGCAGCACATCAGACAGATTACCAGCAACAGTGACCGGATTGCATACATTCACCTGCAACCTGCCGACTGATTTCCAGCTGAATATATGGGATGGAGCAAGCGTGCAATCTGAATCTCGCTATGTGCTTAGCACTGAAAAAGAACTGGATACCACTCTGTGGGTTGTCAGCCAGAAAAATCCAGGAAGTGACGGTACAACAACTCTGACCATGAGCGAATACAGTGATGACATGTACGAATATGTCATCCCGTCATCGTGATACAATATACATCAAATTCACAAAGGAGCATTTATTATAATGGCTACCACACCGACTAGCTTACCAATCCCGTCAGAAGACCCGCGCGACCTGAAGTTTAACGCTGGTAAATTTGATGAAGTCATGACATCTGATGCACATTACTATGTGGACAGATTTGGCGTAAAACGCTGGACTATTGCTGGATTCCAGTACACTGCGGAAGAGGCCATTCGTGCTTATGGATATATCACAATGGATAGCTTTGAAGATGGCGCGACGTTGACGCTACCAAATCAGGTGCTACGTTACGAGGCAACCGGAGAATATTACCGATGGGATGGTGCATTTCCTAAGGCTGTAGCTGCTGGTTCAACTCCTGCATCAACTGGTGGCGTTGGTTTAGGCGCGTGGATTAGTGTTGGTGACGCAGCATTTAGACAGGAAGCCAACAAAAAATTCAAATATTCAGTAAAATTATCAGATTATTCTACCTTGCAGGAAGCAGCGACAGCAGCCGTAGATGGATTGCTTATTGATATCAATTACAACTTCACAGATGGTGAGTCTGTAGATTTTGGTGGTAAGATTTTAACCATTAACTGTAAGGCTAAGTTTATTGGAGATGGGGCTTTAATATTTAATAATATGGGGCCAGGCTCGGTAATTAATCAACCATTCATGGAGAGCAAGACTACTCCATGGGTCATTTTCCCGTGGGATGCTGATGGTAAATGGATTACAGATGCTGCCCTTGTTGCTGCAACGCTGAAGCAATCAAAGATTGAAGGCTATCAACCTGGGGTAAATGACTGGGTTAAATTCCCTGGATTAGAGGCATTACTCCCACAGAACGTTAAAGACCAACATATTACAGCCACTCTAGATATTCGCAGTGCCAGCCGAGTAGAAATAAGAAATGCTGGTGGTCTTATGGCTGCTTACCTTTTCCGTAGTTGTCATCACTGCAAGGTAATTGATTCAGATAGCATCATTGGTGGTAAAGATGGAATCATTACCTTTGAGAACCTTAGTGGTGATTGGGGATTAGGTAATTATGTTATTGGTGGACGTGTTCATTATGGTTCTGGTAGTGGTGTTCAGTTCCTGAGAAATAATGGTGGTGAATCCCACAATGGTGGAGTTATTGGTGTTACATCATGGCGAGCTGGTGAGTCTGGTTTCAAGACTTATCAGGGTTCCGTTGGTGGTGGTACTGCACGTAACTATAATCTACAGTTCAGGGATTCTGTTGCATTGTCTCCTGTTTGGGATGGTTTTGACTTGGGTTCTGACCCAGGTATGGCACCAGAACCGGATAGACCTGGGGATTTACCTATATCTGAATATCCATTCCACCAACTGCCTAATAACCATTTGGTTGATAATATTCTTGTTATGAACTCACTTGGTGTTGGTTTAG